TATTGTCCTCGTTCATACGTAGGTCTACCCTTGAATTCCCCTCGTCGTAGGAAAAACCAGGCTGGAATGGCGGGGCAAAAGCAACCTTGCCGTCATTGTTTACCCAAATAAATGAATGACTCGCCTGGCATATCTTCATCAATATAGTGCTGATAGTATGCCCCGTAGGACGTGCATCAGTTTCGTAAAGATTGGCTATTACATGCTGATCTCGCCATGCTGCAAACGATACATAATCAATATCGGCATTGCTGGGATCTGCTATCGGGCTTAAACCGCCATGAGTCGTCAGAATATCCCATACAAGAGTGTCGGGGAACCAGTCGATGGAAAAATAATTGAGGGGACTGTTGTTGCTTCCTAACTTGACATTAAGCCAGTCGCCAGAATGATCGCGAATAACCAGCGATGCTTTCGCTCCCAGAAGAACCGGGCGTTGGACTTTCCCTTTAAGAAGCGTCAGGACATTCCCGCTATTGCCACTGATATACACCTGGATCTGAGCAATGCCGCCAAGCGCTGTATTTGTTTTGTGCAGAAAATTCCAGAAGCCGCTACTGTTATTCACTACTACAGTAGCCTTTCCTGCTGCAAGATTGACGTTGCGTGTGATGGTGGGAAGCTCAAGAACGAGGTCGGTATAGTCCACTCCTTCATAGAGGAACTTGTATCGAAGTTCCACAGATGGTTTCGTTATATTCTTTCTGAATGTATTTGAGTTCATCTGCCATCCGTTCGCTCTTCTTCGAGTGATGGGAGTATTGCCTGCGAGACCGTCTGCTGTATTCTCGTCTGATCAAGATTTGCGAAGTCTGTCTGATAAAAGTTATTGGTTGTGTTCCCCGTTGCTACCTGTCCAGATGATCCTCCGCCTGCTAATGCCCCGCCAACTAACAAGCCGCCCCCAATGGCTAATGCGCCAACAGCGACAGCAGGATTGACTGCCATAGGAAGACCCAACAACACATTAAATACCAATAATTCCGCTGCTATATCAGCGATTTGTCTGATAGCTATGCGCTTCAGGTCGCCCCAGAACTGCTCCCATAGATTTTTGGTATCGCCACTTAGAATGTTGACAAACAAGTCCTCAAATGCAGGTTTTATAAGGTTGCCAATTTCCACTACTTGATCGACACGCTGTTGGGCGGCTTCCTGTTCTTTTGCCAGATTGTCTTGCCTTAGCTCTTCCAGTAAGTTGAAATACTGTCGTTCTACTTCCAGGCGCATATCAGCGTTTTTTTGTTGAGACTGCAATATTCTTTCAGCATCTTTTATCGCAAGAGCTTCTGATTTTTGGTTGAAATCGCCAATAATCTGCAAAGCCTCGTCACTTTCTTTTTTAGCCTTTTCTAAACGCTCCTTAACAGCTTTTTTCTCTCTTTCTTGAGCATTTAACCGGAGTTGTTCGAGAAAATTGAAAATCTCAACGGCAATCTCTCTGTCGGCAGCAGCTTTACTTTGGACTGATTCAAGAAAATTTTCCAGGTCTTTTACATACAATTCCTCTGCTTTCTTATTGAAATCACCAATATCCTTCAAATTCATTTCTTGAACTTTTTCCGTTTCCCCAGTACGTTTTACGCTGTCTGTTTCAATATCTACCTCGACTTTTACTTTTTTCACATCGGGGATTTGTGCGACTAGTTTATCCAGCTCCGCATTACCTGCCTCGATTAGATCCTGCAAGGTTTTCTCTAGCTTCGGCAACTCCTGGTCAGCAGTTCGCACAAAATTGTCAATAGATCTCCCGAAACTCTCGTCAAAGGATTTTCCAATACGATCATTTATTTTTTTAGTATCGCGCTCTATACTCTCAAGGGCTTTCGCATATCCCTTGTCTGTAAGAATGGCCATTTTATCCAATAAACGAGCCATCCCCCTCAATGCTGCATCTTCAATACTTGTCCACGTTGTATTGAAACCGAACAAAAGAGGCTTCCAAAAAAACGGAGCGGCAGCTACTATGAGCTTGCCCATGCTCTTTATCATCTCGCCTGTACTACGAATAGCAATTTTAGAGATAGTCTTGAAGATAGCAACAAGTTGATCCTGATATAGCCGCCAATGTGGAATTATTGTCCTGATTTTATCTATTATCCCTGCAATCCCTTTAGCAGTATCCGAAGTGATACCCAACAGTGTCTTCCCAACTTCGGCTTTTAGTCTATCAAAAGCAATCATCAAGTTTTCTATTTCATTTGCTGGCCCACCAGCGGCAGTTTTTAATTTCTCGAACTCTGTCACCAAAGCAGCGACAAGCTCTTTCCCTGTGATCTTTAAGTCTTCCAATGGTTTACCGTTAAACGCATTTTTTAGAGCAACCTGCATTTGCGGCAATCGCTCCTGAAGCTGCCGCACATCCTGACCAAAGCCACTAGTTTTATTAGCTATCTGAGTCAATGCCAGACTAACACCAGCTAGATCCGCAGAACCTTTGCCAACAGTGACCAGAGCATTCCCAAAGGCCTTAAGGGACCGTTCGGCAAGATTGGCACTTAACCCTGCTGCCTGGAGATTGATCGATCCTTGTATTGCCTGCTCAAATGACAGTCCTGGTAGTTCGGCAACTTTTGCCAATCGATCTAACTGTCGTTGGGCTTCTTCAGAACTTCCCACAACAGCCGTTAAGCCACGCTCTAACTTGTCATATTTGATGGCCGTCGAGACAGAAGCCTTCCCTGCTGCTATCAAGGCTTTAGTCAGTTTTACACCTATGATAGTAGCAGTCACACCAGCAGCCACGCCTAAACCAGCAACGCCAGCAGTAATCAACTTCAGTGACTTCGTGGCGCTCTTGCCGAAATCCGAGGTCGAACGTTTCGCTTTGGATATATCCGCGCGGTATTTGCCTGTCCTGGCTTCTATCTCAACAAACGCGTCTGCAATCTTTGGCATTTTAATCTTTCGGGATAACTAAATCAGGGTTGATCTCTTTCGCCATCCGGCGGATGTCCGCAATTGATGGTACTTTATCTGTCTGTCCCATGACCGCACCCCTGCCCTTCTGATCTTTCTGTCCTTGACTCTCTATCCAGCCAATTTCACGCATATAATACGCGTATTGATAAATAGTCATCTCTGGAATATCTAGGGGACTGATGCCGTAATACCGTGATAACACGGTAAAGGAACGCTCCCAGGTCATCCCTCCGTCGCCGGGGGGCTTTCGCCATCACCACCCATGCTTTTAAAAACTTCTAATCCTACCAATTCGCTCATCTCTGCCTGCACATCTGCCAGCGCCCTCACGGTGATCAAGTCGCGCGCCGCTTCTTCTGTCATCTCTGGGTGCGCTTTTCTGAGACGTATCACAATGACATATTCGATCCCTGTAGGAGACCCTAGAAAATCTAACCAACTCCGAGATTCGGTTGATAAATCCTTTACCATCGCCGCTTTCTCTTTTGACGTCAGCAGATCCCCAGCTTCCCGGATAGTTGCCAACGCCTCGCTACGGATGACTTTTTTGGCGTGTTGCTCAACAGCCGCCAGATCCTTCATCTGCAACGGAGCAAGCTCGTATTCAACGCCATCGACCTCGATATATGTAACAGGCCCTTGCCCCGTTGCGGCGGCTACATTGCCGTTTTCCATAATTCCCCCTCGTTTTATTTCAGGATATTGTTAAGTTATGCCGGCTGCGCTCCCGTTCCCTGGAATGTCACGCCAGCGGATACTACGCCATCAAAGGCGTTCTCAGTATCTACGCCTGTAATCAGGATTGTCGCAGACTGAGAATCGGTGCTGGACCCAAATTGAAAGGTCGCCGATCCAGACTCACCTACTGCCAATGTGTTGGCCACATCCCAGTTGCCCTCGAATGAGCCAGAAAAGCTTTTAAGTCCCGCTATAAATGCTCTGTTCTGATTGTCTGCCAATGTTGTCGTTTCTAAAGCGTCAGCGACTGTATTCATCACCCACGATTTGACGCCTACTGTTAAGCCAGCCATAGTAACTATACCACCAAATCCTGCTCGTGCGGCCATCTGCCACTCCTGACATTCCCCCTGTGATTATTATGCTCCAGAACTGCTGGAAGACGATGATGAAGAACTGCTAAATACTGGTTGTGGCCCCGTTCCCTGCCAAGTAATGGGACCACTCACGACGCCATCAAAGGCATTTTCGTTATCTACTTGAGTAACCACAATTGTTGCAGAATACGTCAAAGCGCCGCTATTTCCTACCTGGAAAGTCGCCACTCCAGACTCACCTACCGCCAATGTGTTGGCCACATCCCAATTGCCATCGAACGCCCCTGTAAAGCTGTTTAATCCTGCTATAAACTCCCTGTCTTGATCGTCTGCAAGGACTGTCGTTTCGAGAGCGTCATCAACTGTATTCATCACCCATGACTTGACGCCTACTGTTAAGCCAGCCATAGTAACTATACCACCAAATCCTGATTTGGCAGCCATAACCCTTTCCTTTATTCCCCCTTAACTTACTTGCAACATTACTTCGTAATTAACCGTGATCTGCTGCGTATCATCAGTTGTTGGTATAGGAATCGCGTTCATTTCAATCATATAAATATGATCGTAACCCGCAACTGTCAACGTGCTTTCGTTGTATAATTCACTCAACTTGCTATAAATATCGTTCAGTGTCGAATCATCATCCGGGCTGTCTTCGTCTGAATCATAAATATTGAACTGAACATTTAAGGTCTTCCCGCGCTCTGAAAGTGTATCTTCTCTCTCAGCAGTTGTGATGAAGTATACGACATAAGGAAACTGCTTAAAATCCCCTTCATCTTCTGGCGCTTTCTTGAAATACATACGCAACGAATGCTTGCCCGTACTCCCTCCCAGAGCAGCAACCAAAGCGGCATTCCCCTCGAACTTGTTTTTTATCGCTGTGGCTAATGCTCCGAATAGATCCATATCATCTCCAGATTACCTGCAATCTGCTCTTGCTGTCTATCAACCCTCTTCTCATCGGGAAAAATGGCGGCATGTTCACCGTTCCAAATTCCAGATACAACGGATATGGCGGATTCTCACGCGGGTTGTTGATGTCACCTAATGGGCTGCCTATCTTGACCTTCAATGCCTGCGCATCAGTTTCATGAGTAATCGTCGCTCTATATGTCCCTTCGTCGATCAGCCCTATATTAGTGATGGCTTGCTTGATCTCTCCTTCGACGAGCAAGCCAGAAGCCTCAAGCCGTTTAACAATTTCTGGATCGAGCGTATCTTTCTTGAACTTTTTGTCATACCAGCGTTGCTTGAACATTGTATTTCACCCTGAAATATAGTTATGTCATATTCCCCAATATGATTTCGAACTGCGACAGCCGACCCCGCCGATAATGCGGCATCATACCAATAATGTCATAGACTTGCTCCGGCAATGGATTGCGTCTATTAAGCAACACGATTCGATTCTTAATAGCCACCTTTTCTCTGTGCTGTTCGGGAATAGCTCTTCCCATCACCATGAGTCTGAAAGAAGCATCCTCAACATCACGCTCCCATAAATTCTGCTCGGCTGCCGAGAGTGGTGATATAGTCCCCCCAAATTCAGGGAGATTCGGCCATGTACGTGTCCTGCCGCCGGTGGCTGTCTTCGTATCCAGCGGCTGTTCAAGTCTGAATCTGGCGTTTTTGCCTCTCATTTTCTACCCCAGTGACTTCCGCTTGTATCGCTCCAGGATCGTTAAGGTGTAATCAGGGAGCCATTCGCCGTACCTCACCATCAATTCGCCCTGATTGAAACTTGACGCCCCAAAGCCATCCTCTTCGCCACGAGTGTATAGCGCCTGTGCTCCTGTCAAAACAGCCAGTTTAAGCTCATGCGGCATGGTAGCCGACGTATACCCCGCCGTGTATGACACAACGACGTTATTTACCCCTTTATGGAATCCACGAGAGTAGAAAATCGTTCCCATCTTGGCATCTTCTATCCTGAATTCACCATCCAGCGGCGTACCGGGAATATCTAGATCCTTGAACGTTGCATCTCCACCGCCTCTGGGAACGCCGCAATTCAATCCCATGACTTCCAGGAGTTCTGTGGACGGCAGCCCTTCCAAATCTGTCTGATATATCTCTGAAGACCATCCATTACCAAGCGCATTGATAGCTGTTATAAGCTCTGACAGCGTATCTGTAGCAGCGGCTGTCAAGTCGATGGACGCTGTGGTGGTAGTGCCACCGACAACAAGAGTGTGTGTCAATGTCTGCGCTGATACATCTATATCAATGGTTGCTCTGGATGCGCCAGAAGTTGTGTTTTTGATTCTGATAGCTGGTATCCGGTCAGCCGAAATCTGGGTTATGGCAGTTACTGGGATATTCCTGAGCCAGATCCGCGGCCCTCCTTGACCATTATATTCCTGGTTGACATATGATGTAGAGTCGAATTCGTAATCTGAAAGAGAATTAAACACGGCGTCAACTGCATTGAGATATTTATTCAAAAGCGTATCCTGACTGTCATCTGTTTCGGCCATGCCCAATATGACTTTGAATTCTGCCAGCGTTGCTATCATAATCTCTGCTCCCCTACCCGCATCGGCACATGTACTTTGTATATTTCCGAGCCTATAGTCACTGTAAAACGCACTTTATATGCCGTTCCATCTTCAAAAGATTCCTCGCTTGTATCTACTAAACCATATACCTGCACTAATGAAGTTCCGTTATTCTGAACAGAAGCATTGCCAACGGCTTGCAGAACATTACCATCGCCGTCAACTACGTCAAAAGTCTGCGCTGAGGTTGTAACTGTTCCGGCATCGCGCTCCTCAAACTGTATCCATACGTTTTTGATTTCACCTTTCTCGAAAATAACCTCAGCCATTGATTTACCTCTTAGGCGGCCTGCAGAAATTCAGCCTTGTATTGATCATCCATTGCATGTGGCAAATATTGGTCTGATAAATGCTTGGTTCTATATCGGTCTTCCATTGAATAAATGATCAAATTCTTCAAGACATTCACGCCAGATGAACTTGATGTTGATGAACTCGATGTCGAAGAACTGGACTGAGAAGATGAGGATGAAGACACCGATAGCGACGAACTCGAAGATGACGAGGACACTGATAGCGACGAACTCGAAGAGGACGAAGACACCGATAGCGACGAACTCGAAGATGACGAGGACACTGATAGTGAAGAACTCGAAGAGGACGAAGACACCGATAGCGACGAACTCGAAGAGGACGAAGACACCGATAGCGACGAACT